TGAAATAACAATAAAAGGAGCAACAACATTTTTAGAAGAATTGTTTAGAACATGCATACGAATTTTTGACAACATTTTTGGTGGAGCAAAAGATGTATTAGATGGAATTATAAGAATGTTTAAAGGAGATTTCAAAGGTGGATTACAACAGGCAATGCAAGGAGTTTTAAAAATATTTACTGGAATATGGGAATCAATGCATTTGGGATTTGTAACTGCTTGGAACACAATTCTAAAATTGTTTAAAAGTGGAGGACAAGTGTTCAATGGATTCAAAGAGGGAATCCTTAATACACTAAAAAACTTATTAAACATTATAATTAGAGGAATAAACACAGCAATCGCAAAACCACTAGATAAAATAAATGGAGTATTAAATAGGATTAAAGGAATTGAAATATTAGGAGCAAAACCTTTTGATGGATTTTATAACTGGAATCCAATACCAGTGCCACAAATACCACAACTAAAATCTGGAGGTATAATTAATATGCCAAACAAAGGCACATTACTTGGTGGAGGAAACGCATTAGGTGGAGAAGCAGGAAAAGAAGGTGTAATTCCATTGACAGATCAACAAGCTATGAGTGAATTAGGTAGAGAAATAGGTAAAAATGTATTAGTTAACTTAACGAACATAATGCAAATGAATGGTAGAGTTATTTCAAGAGAAATGAAGCAAGTAACAAACACAAGAGATTTTGCATACAACACATAAAGGAGGTGCAGTAAATGTTTATTAATAAAGATAGCATAAAGATAAATGGAATTTCAATGGGACAATACTTATTAAGTGCAAAATACGAATATAACAAACTATGGGGAAGTGATACTGGAAGAAATTTAGCAGGTAAATTTACTGGAACATTAGTTGGTATATTTCCAAAAGTAATTTTAACATTTAGAAAATTAACAATAGCAGAAATGAATATTATTGCACCTATTCTTGATAGTGCAAACCAAACATTGACATATTATGACCCATCAACTAATGCGACAAAAACATTAAGTACATATACTGGAGATTGGAACTATGAAAATCATGGAATAGTAACAAAAAATGAAAGCTTTGAATGTAGCTTTATCTCTAGAGAAAGGAGAAGATAGATGAAACAGCATACAGCAGAATTTAAGCAAGAATTAACTAAAATGGGAAAACAGATTGATAGTGTTATTACATACACATTAAATAACGAAACAATAACATTACATGATGAGTTGTATGCAGTAACACCTATGTTTGAAGCTAATTTACTAAAGTCTGTAATGAAACAATTAGATGTTGAAAGTTCAGTTATGATACCATATGGAACTGTTATTAACTATAAACTAGGTTTATTAGTTGGAGGAAATTACGAATATTTAGATTATGGTAATTATATTGTATATAGCAACGAAAAGCAAGAAGACACAAACACTTACAAAATAACTTGCTTTGATAAAATGCTAAATTCAATGAAACCATATGAAGAAATAAGAGGTACATATCCTATAACAATTAAAGAATATTTAATAGCATTAGGACAAAAAATAGGACTTACAGTTAAAGATACAAACTTTTATAATTACTCATTACAAATACATGAAGACTTATACAAAGATTTAAATTATACATACAGAGATGTGTTAGATGAAATAGCACAAGCAACTGGAAGTTTTATTATTATAAATGAAGATGATCAGATAGAAGTTAAATATCCAAGTGACACAGGCGATACAATTAACGAGGAATTTTTTAAGGACACAAATGTAAATTTTTCAAAAAAATATGGACCAGTTAACTCAATTGTATTAAGCAGAGGTGCAGAAAGTGACAATGTATATATTCAAGATGAAGACAGCATTATAGAAAATGGATTGTGTGAGTTAAAAATAAAAGACAATCAAATAATGAACTTTAATGATAGAAGCGATTATTTGGAAGGCTTACTTAGTGCATTAGATGGAATAGAATATTATGAAAATGATTATGATAGCATAGGAATTTTATATTATGACATTGGAGATTATTATAATGTACAAATTGGAGATAAAACATATAAATGTATGATGCTCAATACAGAAATTAATGTAACAAGTGGTATAGAAGAAATAATACATACAGATTTGCCGGAAGCAAGCGAAACTGATTACACCAAAGCAGACAAAACAGATAGAAAGATTAATCAAACATATTTAATTGTTGACAAACAGAATCAAAAAATAGAAAGTGTTATTACACAAGTAGATGAACAAAATGACAAGATTAGTCAAATACAACAAACAACAGATAACATAGAAATACAAGTAGCAAATATGTATAATGCAACTAAGACAGTAAGAGCTAATAAAACAGTAGTATTGCCAAAGTGTATTAAAGGTTATTTGTTAAAGTTAAGAATTTTAGGAAACAACACAGTATTTGATAGATTATACCCTGCTGATGATTTATACCCTGCTGATAATTTGTACCCAAAAGGAGATAGCCGTATAATTGTAACAGATAAAGATGGAAATTCACAAATGTATGAATTAAGAGTACCAAGTGTATTAAGAGCTAATTCGGAAGTGTATGATGAGTATATCTTAGAAAACAATTATGCAAAAATCATTAGAAGGGTTAATGCAGATGGGACAACAAAGATTAATGAAGAAACAGAAGTTATAGGAACATACACAATATATTTAGCACAAGATGAAAATACAATAGAAATACAAAATTATGATGGAATATTAGAGGCAGTATATGTCGAACAAAATGCGTATACAGACCAATTCGCAACTAAAATCGAAATGAATAGTGCTATTGATGTAAGCCAAGATAGTGTTATAACAACAGTAAATAAGAAGTTAATTAATGAATATAGTACAAGTGAAGAAGTAAGTGCAGAAATAGATGGAGAAGTATCAAATGCAGTAACAGAAATGACAAGCACAATAACACAGACAGCCGAATCAATAAATTCAGAAGTTAGAAAGAAGGTTGGTAAGAATGAAGTTATTTCAAGCATTAATCAATCAGCTGAAGCGGTGCAAATAGATGCAAACAAAATAAGTCTGAACGGCAAAACAATAAATTTAAGTAGTGAAAATATAGCAATACAAAGTAACAATTTTAATGTTGATAAATATGGGAATATGAGTTGCAGTAATGCTAATGTTAGTGGAGATGTAACAAGTAACAATGTAAATATTAGTGGTGGAAATATTACAATGAATGATAATGGAAATTGGCAAAACGGTAAAATTAAAACTGAAGGTAACAATCAATTAGCTGTTTTATATTCTGATGGTATATACATTGAAAATAAATATAATGATAGTTATTTAGCAGATTTTAGCTTAGATAGTTTTTCAATATCAGCTCCTGGAAAATATATTAGTGGCTCAGTATGGCAAAGTGACCCATATTTAGTAGTAAATAAAAGTGGTTCGCAAACCATAATATATTCAGACAGAATTGTTTCAAATGGGACAGTGTATAATTCAAAAGAAAGTATTAAAAAGAACATTAAATTATATGATAAAAAAGCATTAGATTTTATTAAAAATTCAGAAATTTATGAATATAATTATAAATATGAAAATGATGAAGACAAAAAACATATAGGATTTGTTATACCCGATAAAGGTGGAAATTATAAAACACCGATTGAAGTAATGTCAAAAGACAAAGAAGGAATTGAACAATACAATGTAACATCAATATTATGGAAAGCAGTACAAGAACAACAAGAAATAATAGATGAACTAAAGAAAGAAATAAACAATTTGAAAGGAGGAAAATAATATGCAAAAAATAGATTTCGTTAATGCACAAGAACCAGCCATAAATGATACGAACTTAAATCAAATGCAACTAAACATTGAAAATGCAATAAATGCACAAGTAAGTGGAGATACATTGCCAATAGGTTGTATAGTACCATTTACAAGTGATACAGTACCAGAAAATTGGTTATTGTGTAATGGAATTGCAATAAGCAGAACAGAGTATGCACTTTTGTTTAGCATAATAGGGACAACTTATGGTGTAGGAGATGGAAGCACAACATTTAATTTGCCAGATTTAAGAGGTAGAGTTGCAGTAGGAAAAGACGGCACACAAACAGAATTTGACAACTTAGGAGAAAAAGGTGGAGAAAAGACTCATCAATTGACCGTAGGAGAATTGCCAAAACATACGCCAAAAGTTAAATATTTGGGAGAACACGGCACAGGCTTAAATTCAGGTCCTTATGGTTACAAATTATCATACACATTAGGTTGTGATGAAAGTTTAACAACTGAACCAATTGGAAATGATGAACCGCATAACATCTTGCAACCATATCAAGTTACAAATTACATTATTAAAGCAAGACAATCTTCAGGTATAGTTGCAACAGTAGTAGATGGATTGAATAGTACAAGTACAACAGATGCTTTATCTGCTAATCAAGGTAGAATATTAAATCAAACAATGCCAAAATTAATATATAATAAAGTAACAACTGAAAATGATGCAAATGGATTTACAACAACAGATTTTCAATTTGAAGATGGAAAAATGTATAAAATATTTGTAAATGGCACACTTAAAAATTTAGGTGGTACAAGCATATATAATATTATAGTTGATTTTAATAATGTAACACCAACATTAGCAAGAAATACATTATTTGGAACGGAAGCTGGAAATATAGTAAATATGGCGTCAGATTCAGCTTATTTAAGAATAGCAAGAACCTTTTCTGGATATGGTTGTCAATCAGAAATTCTTGTTACATATAGAGATGGATATATAAGAGCAAACGGACATTATAATTGCACTTCTAGTGGAATTGGAATATCAACTAATATTGAAACAATATTAGGAAGTTATGTGGGAACATTAACAAGTTTTAAATTTTCTTGCACTGAAAATCAACAAATTCAAGCAGGAACAATTATAAAAATATTTGAGATGCCACAATAAAAGTACATAACAAAAATAAAAGATTAGTATTTTACAAAATAAACTTATATGATATATTAAAGAAAAAAGGAGGTAACAAAAATGAAAGAATTAAAATTAATAAGAAAGAATATAACAGCCAATGAGGCAACAAAATTTGAGTTCGAGGTAGAAGGTTTTGAATATTTAGTCGTAAACAATAATGAATTTGATATTTATGTTGCATTTAAGAATACAAACGATACAGATGAAATGATGATCGTACCCGCACAATCAAGCAGAATATGTTTAATAAATAAAGATGTAAATTTAAGTGATACAAGTAAACTACTTTTTGCAAGCAAAGATGTATATGTTTATGCTGAAGATAGCGGGGAGGTCGAGGTGCAATGTATAAAATATTAAAAAATATAATAGAAATGGACGATTACTCAGTACAAAAGCTGAGTAAGAGTCAACCACCAGAGCCATTTCAATGGAACACAGTAGAAGGAACAGAACTAAATGTTGATGATTGCATTGGTGGAAAAGGAAAGATAGAAGTAAACGGGAATACATATCAAAAACAATTGAGTGGGAAGAACTTGCTAAATTACACTAATATATATGAAGGTTCTCAACAAGGCATTAACACAACATTAATTGATGACTCGTTAAGTATAAAAGGTACAACAACAGCAGCATATGCTAATATTCTTCAACAAATAAAAAAAGAGCTTAAAGCGAAAACATACACACTATCAATAAATAAAGCCGTAAATTATGATGTGCGTTTGAGAATTTATTATGAAGGTGGAACTTATACTAATCATTCAATTTCAAAAGGTTCAACATCGGTTACTTTTACTACAACAAATGCTGGAATTAAACACTATATATATTTATCAAATTTTTCAGCAGGATTAGTAATTGATGATACTATTACAATTCAATTAGAAGAAGGCTCAACTGCAACTGATTTTGAAGAATATTGTGGAGGACAGGCAAGTCCAAATTCAGACTATCCTCAAGAAATAAAAATAGTAACAGGAGATAATGTTGTAAAGCATTTCGGAATGAATTTGTTTGATTTTATTGCAAATTTAAATACAGAAATTGCCGGTTTAACTATCTCTAGTGACAAAGCTGGGAACATAATTGTTAATGGAACACCACAAAGAAATTGGGTAACCATTGTTCAAAAAGTTAATATCACAGATTCACTTGAAGATGGTCAAACATACACTTTATGGCAAGAAAATATTGAATCAAATGGTGGACGCCCTTGGTTTTATGTTCAAGTTGGCTATGGAGAGAACACAGCATCAAATTATTATAGTATTACAACTGCAAGCAATATGTTAAAGTTTACTGTAGATAAATCTCAAAATAACATATATCAAATAATGGTTCAAACTGGTAACAATTTAGTTAATTATAATAATGTAAAAAATCGATTTATGTTACTAAAAGGCGATTATACAAATAAAGAAGTTGTGTACGAATCATATAGAGAAGAAGAATACAAATTAGACTTAAGAGGTACTAATGTATTTGATAAAAATCAATTTAAAGAATTTACAAACACAATTAAAAACATACAATTACAACTTCAACCAAATACAGAATATATAATGAGTTCAGATTTACCAGGTTCATCAGATACAGTTGCTAATTTATTCTTTTCATTAGATACAAACTTTGCAACAGATACAAATGGAGTATTACCAAATCAACCAAGAACACTAACTACTGATTCAACGGGAATCGTATATGTTGGTTACAGAAATAATAGAGGTGCTATCTCAGGAGATTTAAAGAATGATTATAATTATTATATTCATGAAACAAACAAAATAATTGAACTATGTAAAATAGGCGATTACTCAGACATACCATTCAAAAATGTATCAGGAGATGAGAACTATAATGCTGAGTTGGAAAATGGAGCTTGGTATAAATATAGGAAAACAGGTAAACAAATTGTAGATGTAGATGCAATACAATTAAAAGATGATTATGAAAATATTACATATATTACAATACCAAAAGAAAGTGATTTTATTGGATATGATGCTTTTATAAATAAGAAAGTATTATGTACACATGCTATATATAAAAGTGGTGGGGATTGGGATTTAGATACTAATGAAGGTTATATATTCACTGTTGCACAAAAAAAATATTTTTGGATTGGAATAAAAAAAGGAACTACACTAGAAGAAGCAAAAGCTAAAATGAATGGAATGTACATTTATTATCCAATTTCAACACCAGTTTACGAAAAAATCACAGACACAACCCTAATCTCACAACTAGAAGCATTAAGAAAATTCAAGTGGTTCAAAGGAGTAAATCACATTTGGACAGAGACAGATAATCTAGAACCTAATTTAAAAGGTACATATAGGCAAGTTATAAATGAATAAAAAGGAGGAATTTTTATGAATTTAGATAAAATAAAAAAAGTTGCAAAATATACAACAAATGTATTAGCAATAATAAATGCCTTATTAATTGGAATATTGCCAATTTGGAATATAAATGGCGATAAAGTAACAAATACTATATCTGTTATTATAGCAGTTCTAGGTACATACTTATTAGGAGATAAAGGGTATAGTTTATATAAGAATAATAAGTAGGAGGTGTTACTATGAGTAAATTAATTGGTTTAGATGCAGGACATGGTTTAAACACCCCAGGCAAAAGAACACCAGATGGAATACATGAGTGGGAGTTAAACGATAAAGTTAGGGACAAAGTTGTGCAATTTCTAAAAGATTATGATGTAAAATTTGTATTTACAGACAATGACGAGGGGTATACAGATGAAAGCCTTGCATATAGAGTAAAGAAATATATAGATGCTGGTGTAGATGCATTTGTATCAATTCATCATAATGCTTTTAATGGGCAATGGAATGATGTTACAGGTGTTGAAGTATATGTAGATAGAAACGCAACACAAGAAGATATTAAACTAGCTGAAGCAATATATAAGAACTTACCTAATTATACAGGATTAAGAGGTAGAGGAATTAAAAGAGAAAACTGGTATGTAATTAATCAAAATAAAATTCCTGCTGTATTAGTAGAAGGTGGATTCATGGATAGTAATATTGACTATAAAGTAATAACATCTGAAACAGGACAAGAAGCATATGCAAGAGCAGTCGCAGAAGGATTAATTGAGTATTTAAAATTAACTAAAAAAGATAATTCATCGCCAAAACCATCTCCAACAGAGCCAGATTATACTGGAACAATTACATATCAAGCGTATGCTAATAATTGGTTGCCAGAGGTTAATAAATGTGATAATACTAACGATGGATATGCAGGACTAGGTAATACATATATTTCAGCATTTCGTTGTAAGCCACAATATGGAGAAATAATATATCAAGCACATAGAATAAATGGGGACTGGTTACCAGAGGTAACTTCAAAAGATTATTCAGCTAACAATGGAAATAGTTATGCAGGAATAATTGGAAAGCCAATTGATGCAATAAAAATTAAATCAACAAAAGGCTATGTAGATTATAGAGTAAAAACAGCTAAAAGAGGTTGGCTACCTTGGGTTAGACAATATAATGATTATGCAGGAAATTATGGAGAGCCTATTATAGGCATTCAAATGAAATAATGCAGAAAGGAATTTAATATGACAAACGAACAATTAACACAAGATTTGATGACTTTAAAAGAGCACCAAATTAAAAATGACACAAAAATTGATAATATAATGAATATTATTAATGAATTGCGTGAGGATGTTAAATCAACAAAAAATCTAACCGAAGATGTACACATTATGGCAATTAATATGTCAAATATGCAAAAGACATTAGAAGAAACAAATAAAAAAGTAGATGCATTATCTCAAAAAGATTTTAACGAATATGAAAGCAATAAAAAAATTGTTAAAGATAAAATAATAAGTGCGATAGCTGGTGCAATAGGAACTACTGTTGTAGGTTTAATAATATGGGCAATACAAAATTTTGCAAAATAATATTGAAATAATTATCATATATTGATATAATAAATAAGGGCTAGACAAGAAGTTGCTCTCTTGTTGAAAAGTCTACCTAGCAGACCTGCCCATTTTTATTTTTATGCTAGGAGAAAGCTAGGGATAAAAATGTCTGAAGATTTAACAGGGAAAAAATATGGCCGACTAATTGTTTTAAATAAAGAGCCAAATACAAAAACTCAGCATAATAGATGGAAATGCAAAATCAAGATCAAAATTATTTAGAAAAAATAGTTAAACAAAATGAAGAAATTATTGCAATGCTAAAAAGATGTGATATTCTTATAAAGAACTTGTTTTACTCGTAAACAAGTTACGCATCTTTATATTGTAAAAAAACAGCAAGTCTAGTTTTTGGCTAGAAACTGCTGTTTTTTTGTGCTTCAAAAAAAAATTTAAAAAAATTTTCAAAAAAGTATTGACAAAGTATTACAATAGTATTATTATGTAATTGCAAACAGGAAAACAAAAATATAATTTGTTTGCAGAAAGAGGTTTTATATGAATGATTTAAGGATAGTGCAAAATGCACAAAAATTCGTAGATGACTACGAAACAATTGAGGACACATTAAGTTGTCTAATCAATGATGTTGAATTACAAGAATCAAAAAAATATGTACAGGAATTATTAGCAGATTATCAATTACAATATGAAAATGAGTACGAAGAAAATCAAAAAATATTGGATGCAGAATGGGAAGAAGAAAACAAAGAACAAGAAAAAGAATATTGGTTAGACCAATTTTAAAGAAAGGAGGAACAAAAGATGAATATAATAGGATTAAAAGAATTAATAGGAAATTATATGATATTATTTTTTATTGCAATAGCAATATTATATTTTATATGCTCTATTGTTGCGAGAATGCAAAATAAGACAAAAAGAAGAGTAAGACAACAAATTACACATAAATATGTAAAAATTGATTTATGTGAGTATTTAACTGCAAAAATGAAACAAGAATATATTGGACAAAAGAAAGTTATATTTAACGAATTAATAAAAATGTAAAGGAGCAAAAATGAAGATAGTATTTTTTGATTATAAAGATATAGAAGATGATGATATAAAAATAGAAATAAATTTTGATTTATTAAGAGTAAGAATTTTTGCAACCACTTATAATTTTAAAGGCGAAACAATAAGTAAAAACAAAATAGTAGGTTGGTATAGTGCAAAAAATAAAAATAAACTTTTTAAAATATTAAGAAATAACATAGGCAATATGGGTAATAGTACAAGGATTGAATATTTGAAATTCATAGATGGATTGGAGAGCAATTAAATGGAAATAAAGGATATGAATAATGTAAATGAAATTATAAGACATTTAATTTATGTACAAAGAGAAATAAAAACAAAAATGAGTGAAGAAAAGCAGTTAAAAGATAGATTAAACCAATTATATGATGAAGGGAGAATAAATTAATGGAAACTACATTAAACAAAAACAAAGATGGGTATGGATATAAATATACAGACATAGCAGAAATACATAGATATTTAGAAGAAAATAATATGAAATATTATCAAGAAATAGAAACAGCAGAAAATGGAGAGGACTATATACTTACATACAGATATATTGATGGCAACTGGGAAGAAAAACCAAAAAGAGGTTGTCGAGTTGTAAACGCAACATTACAAGGAATAAAGAATCCAGCACAAGAGCAAGGTTCAGCATTAACTTATGCAAGAAGATATAGTCTTTTAATGGCATTTGGACTTGCAACAGATGATGATGATGCACAAAGTTTAACAAGACCAAAAGAAGAAATAACAAGTAAAGAACAAGCACAAAATTACAAATTAACATTTGGCAAATATGCAGGAAAAACAATTAAAGAAATAGTTGACAAACAAAAAGATTATGCTAATTGGTTATACAAAAACGGAGATGATACAATAAAAAAATGTTTGAATTTAATGTTAGAAGATGAAAAAGATGAAGTATAAGCACTTTTGATAATTATTATCAAGATTAAGAAAAGAGGTAAATAAATGAATCAAGAACAAAAGATTATAAATTATGTAGAGAGATTTGGAAGCATAACCACATTAGATGCATTTAGAGACTTAGCAATAACAAGGTTATCTGCGAGAATATTTAATATAAAAAAGCTAGGTTATAAAGTGTCAAGTGTACGAGAAAAATCAAAAAATAGACTTGGGGAAGAAGTAAATTATAGCAGATATTTTATAGAAAAGGAGCAGTAATGGATTTAACAGGAAAAATTAAAACAATTAGTATAGATTATGAAACGAGCAAGCCTAAGATAGAATTGCTTATAAACGAACGAGAATGTGCAGATTTGCTTGTAAATTTAAAAGATGATAACTTATATATTAAAATAGATAAAATACGAAATAAACGCAGTTTAGATGCAAATAGCTATATGTGGGTGTTGTGTGACAAGATTGCTAAAGTATTATGCAAAGATGGAACAATAACTACTAAAGAAGATGTTTACAAAGATAGCATAACACAAATAGGAAGTTTTGAACCTTTTATAGTACAAGAAAAAAGTTTTGATAAATTTAAAAGGATATGGGAAAAGCAAGGTTTAGGATTTATAGTACAAGAAGTTAGCAAAAAAGATAAATGCGTACGAGTTAATTGTTATTATGGAAGTTCTACATATGACACAAAAGAAATGAGCTTGTTAATTGAATTGCTAGTAGAACTTGCAAAAAGTTTAGATATAGAAACTAAATCAGAAAAAGAAATTGAAAGTTTATTAAATAGTTGGGGAGGTAATATATGAAAGAAAACATAAAGAAAGAAGATTTAAAAGAAATTATTGTGGATTTAATTAATGATGAATATGTGCATAAAGATAAAATATATGAAGTATTACAAGAAACAGAATGGTCAAATGAAAATGATTATAGACTTCGTTATTTAGACTTTCATAATAAGGTATTAGGGTTACTTGGAACAGAATATAACAAAGGAGGTAATATATGAAAATATTAATAGATAATAGAACAAATTTAAGTAACGAATCAATTGGAATTATACTAGACGATATTCAAGAAAGAGAGAAAAACTCCACACAATATATAGGAAAATGGAAAGGCTATGAGCTGGAAATAGATGGAATAAAATTACATATTGAAACAATAGTAATGAAAAGATATTTTAAAGTATTAATTATGGAGGTAATATAATGGAAGTACAAGAAGCAATAGAAATATTAAAACAATTTCAAAAAGATACACCAAAGTTGCCTTATGATTGTTTAGCAAATAAAGAAATTGAAGCAGTTGGTGTTGTATTAAATGAATATGAAAAACAACAAAAAGAAATAAAAGAATTAGAAAAACATTATAAACACGAGCAAGAATATATTAATGGAGAAATTTTCAGTGCTAAACAAATGCACATTATTGATGAGGATTATATCAGCAAAGATAAAATAAAAGAAATTAAAGAGGGAATTGAATTAAATTATTTTAAAGCAAATTATACTATTAATGAAGTAATAGATATTTTACAAGAATTATTGGAGGACAAATGATAGTAACAAATTTAAGTGATAGTTTTACTCCATATCCTAAAAATAAAAAAGGTAATGGAATAGGACAAAAAAGTAATAAAAAAGAATCAGTAACAGATGAAGTATATAAAATAGTATATGAAAGAGATAAAGGCAAATGTAGATTATGTGGAACTGCACAAAATATACAAGCACATCACATTTTATATAGATCAGAAAGAAAAGACTTAATAAACGAACCAACTAATATGATAATGCTTTGTATAAAATGTCATCAATTAGTACACTCAAACAAGAAAAAATATCAACCTATACTATTAAAATTAATTAAAGGAGAATAAAAAATGAAACAAGTTAAAAGTGAATTAATACAAATTAAAGTTACACCAGACCAAAGAAAACAAATAGAATTAAGAGCAGAAAAAAATATGATGACTGTATCAGAATATGTTAGATTTGTGGCATTAGGGAAACTTAAATAGGATAAAAAATAGGATGTTAAAAATTTTAAAATATATATTCGATTATGTAAATAAAGTTATTGACATTCTATTTTTTTATTTATATAATTATAGAAAAAAAGAAAGGGGTGATAAAAAGTGGCAGATATGAACATTAAAGATGTTGACGAAGTAAAGAAAAGAAAAGCAATATTTTACTTAAATTCAAAAGGGAGTGATTTATCAACAGAAGTTAGAAAAATGCTTGATAAATATGCGAAAGAATTTGACAAAAAAAATAGCAAATAATTTCTTATTTGCTAAAACAAAAATATAATAATGGGGCATAGAACAAATCTATGTTTACATTATAACACAAAAAAATAAAAAATGCAAATGAAAAGGAGAAAAGAAAATGGCAGATAACAAATCATATAGTAGATATTTGTTGGACGAGCATCCTATAACTTTTCATACATCATTAGCTGTGGCAATAGGATTAAATGAAGCAATTATATTACAAAAAATAAATTTGTGGCTTAATTGTAAGCCTAAAAATGCAGATGGTAGAAGTTGGATATATAATTCTTATAAAAGTTGGCAAGAACAATTACCTTTTTTTAGCGAGAGTACAATTAAAAGAGCTATAAAAAATTTAATAGATAAAGGGATTGTCATAACAGATAACTTTAATAAAATGAAGATGGATAGAACATTATGGTACACAATAGATTATGAAAAGTTAGACGAAATAGTTAACAATGTGACCTCATCATTAGTTCAAAATGAAATCCCCATTCGGTCAAAATGACACAATGACATTAGTTCAAAATGACACCACCAATACCAATGATTACACAATGAATACTAACAATGTAGCTGCAGCTGATGACGAAAATGTCAAAATGAATTTAAAAGATAAATTGCAAGAAGAGTTTGTTTGTTGTATTGGCTCTACTAATTTAAACGCAATAATGGAATGTTTAAGTTATTTAGATGATTTACCATTTGAAGTAATACAAATAGCACTAAAAAAGACAGCTGATGTAAATGGCAATTGGAAATACGCAAAAGCAATTTTAAATAAATGGGTAAAAGAAAAGATAGATACAGTTGAAAAGGTCAAAACGGAAGAGTTGAATTTTAAAAAAGGTAAACATCCAACAGAAGAAACAGAAGAGGAAAAAATGGCTAGAAAAATAAAATCGTTAGAGGAGGATTTTGGAAGTGGAAATTAAAGAGTTCATTATAGGAACAGAAAAACTAGAAAAATATTTTGATAAAGAATATAGCGAAGAACAAAGAAAAATAATGTTTAGTAGATTAAAAGATATGAGCATAAATGAATTTAATAGAGCAATAAATTTAGCAATAGACAAATGCAAATATTTACCTAAAATAGCAGATATTAAAGGAGTATTAATAGAACCTAATAATCCTGTTACAAATAAACCAGAGATTGAATTTATAAAATGCAAAAAATGTGATCAAGGATTTATACAATATTTTAAAGATATAAAAGATGGAAAAAGAGTTTTAAAGTATTCATATGTTGCATTATGTAATTGTGAAAATGGAAGAAAGCAAAAGGAAATGAATGGATATAGATTACCATTTATTACAGAAGTTGGGCTATAAAGGAGAAAAAATATGAAACCTATATGGGAAAATTATAAAAATTGGGAGTGTTATAAAAATAAAATGTATGATAACTCTTACAATAAAGAAAATATAAAATTGTGCAAAATAATATTAACGAATGAAAATTTAAAAAATAATATGAGTGAAACAACAAAACAATATAAAGTTTCAACAAAAGTGAATTTAACAAATAAGATGTTTAATCCAATAAGCTGGTTAGGCCAAGCAACTTGTAACAGATTAATTGGGGCAAGTGCAAAAGAAACTTGTCAGGCTTGGTTAACAATGTCAGGGGACGAACAAAAAAGGGCTAACAAAATAGCAAAAGAAGTTATAGAGGAATGGAGGAAAAATAATGAAAATATATAATGGAAAAAATGTATTTGATGCTAGTTTAGAGAGAATAGAATTTGCATTTGATAATTTTGACAATTTATGTGTTTCGTATAGTGGAGGAAAAGATAGCACAGTAATGATACAACTTGTCAATATGATAGCAGAAAAGAAAAATAGACAATTTGATGTATTGTTTATAGACATGGAAGCACAATATTTAATGACAATCGAGCATATAAAAACATTAAAAAATAAATTAAAAAACATAAAAGATTTCTATTGGGTATGTTTACCGTTATCTTTAAGAAATGCAGTATCAGTATTTGAACCACGATGGATATGTTGGGAAAAAGAGAAAAAAGAAAAGTGGGTTAGAGAAATGCCAGAATTTGCAATCAACGAAGATAATAATATATTTCCGTTTTTTAGATATGCGATGGAGTTTGAAGAGTTTGTGCCAGAATTCGAAAAATGGTATGCAGAAAAAAACAAAGGCAGGTGTGGGCATTTTGTAGGCATAAGATGTGATGAAAGCCTTAACAGATTTAGAACTATTGTATCTATGAAAAAAGATAGATTTATGGATAAACCTTGGACAACTAGAAATAAACCATTAGAAAATAGTTATAGTATATACCCTATATATGATTATAGAACAGAAGATGTGTGGATAGCAACATTTAATAACAATTTTGAATGGAATTATGTGTATGAATTAATGTATAAAAATGGATTAACAATACATCAACAAAGATTGTGTCAACCATTTGGAGATGACCAAAAAAATGGACTTGATCAATATAGAGCAATTGAATCAGAAAACTGGGATAAGCTTTTAAAAAGAGTTGCAGGGGTAAATTTTGGAAATATATATTGCAGAACATCAGCATTAGGAAATATAACAAGTGAGAAACCAAAACATATGACTTGGCAAGAATGGGCATTATATCTTTTAGAAAGTATAGGTATATATAATGAAAAACTTGAAAAACATTATGCAATAAAAATAAAAAAATTTTTTACATATTGGAAGGAAAAATGTGGGTGCGATTTAAATTTGATAGAAGATGAAGCGGATAAAAAAATGGAGAGCTTAAAAATAGTACCTTCTTGGAGAAGGGTTGCAAGAGCATTAGAAAGAAATGATTTTTTCTTAACTAGATTAAGTTTTGGAGAAACTAAAAGTGATGTTAACTATTTAAAAGAAATGATATATGGTTGTAACAATTTATATGATGAAAATTCAACAGATAGTAAACCATTAAAAAGATTATATAATAAAGTAAAAGAAGAAATGGAGAATGAAAAAAATGAAAAATAATGAAAATGTAGAAAATAAAAGTATTGAAATAACAACAGGAGATAACATTGATATAAAAATGCCAATATTGGTAAAACTTGATAAATTAAAACCAAATCCTTGGAATCCAAACAAGGTAGCAAAACCAGAAATGGAACTATTAAAAATATCAATTAGAAAAAGTGGTTTTTGTTTTCCACTTGTAGTTATGAAGGAAAATGAAGACAGTTATATGATAGTTGACGGATTTCATAGACACTTGGTTGCAAAGGAATTTGGAATGGAATATGTACCAGTAGTAGTTTTAAATGAAAGTATTGATGAATACATGAATGCAACAATAAGATTTAATAGAGCTAAAGGAACACACCAAATAATAGATATGAGCAAGTTAGTTTTAGATTTAGTTAGAATGGGTAAAACAGATGAAGAAATTGCAACTAATCTAGGAATGGATAGTGATGAAGTACTAAGATTAAAACAAATAAGTGGGCTTAAAGAAGCATTTTTAGGAAAAGAGTTTAGTAAAAGCTGGGAAGAATACGAGCATAAGCATTTTGATGATGAAACAGGGGAATGGATTAATTAAAACATTCCCTATTAAGCAAAAATTGAATGGAGGTATCACTAATGACAAAGATATATGGAATATATGAAAAAAATGGACAATGTGTAACAGTAGGAACAATTAAAGAAATTGTTAAATACTTAAAAAGCGAAGGCGTAAGTGCAAGAGCTATTTGCTACGCAATGAAAAAAGGCAAAACAAACAAATATACAATACAATATGTTTTTAACGAAAGGGTGACAGAAGATGACTAAATACAGAAACAAGAAAGTAACGGTTGATGGCATTGACTTTGATTCAATCAAAGAAAGTGTTAGATATAAACAATTGAAAATGTTTGAACGAGCAGGAGTAATTAAAAATTTAAAATTACAAACGACATTTGAATTACAGCCTTCTTTTAAGAAAAACAATAAAACTATAAGGGCTATAACTTATAAAGCAGATTTCGACTATATAACAAAAGATAATAGGCACATAGTTGAGGATGTAAAAGGAATAGAAACAGAAGTGTTTAAGCTAAAAAGAAAAATGTTCGAATACAAATATAAAGATTTAGAAATAAAGATAGTTAAATGAAAGGAGAACAAAAGAATGAAAAGATGTAAACATTATGACTTTGATTGTAAAAAAGAAGAAATGACTTGCGAGGGCTGTGCTTATAACAAGAAAAGTGCAGATGAGATGTTTGAAGAGTTGGGGTATGTAAAATATTTTGAAAATAGTGATGTAATAAATTATGGGAATAATGATTGTATAACAATAAGTTTTTATACTGGAATGAAAACAGTTGAAAAAAGCGTATATCCAGTTAATATACAAGAACTAAAAGCAATAAATAAAAAAGTGGAGGAATTAGGATGGATATAATAGCAAGATTAATAATAAGTGCAGTAATAATCTTTGCAGGAGGATTTTGCAGCGGAATGTTAGCAGGATTACATATAAAAGATAAAAATAAACCAAAACACAGGAGGAAATTATGGACAAAATAATAAACCTATTATTTGGGTATTGGTATAAAGCACCGTTGCTATTTAGTACTTTTGACTGGGCTATGTGTGTTGGACAATTAGCACTACTAAAATGGTGTATAGATACACTAAAAGGAGGTACAAATGCTAAAACAAGAGGAAGCAATAAAAATAGATTGTAGAACTGATGTAATGAAGTTTATAAAGAAAAGACTAGATGACATGACAGTAGCAGATTTTTATAGTGCAGAAGAGTATGAGCTAATTAGAAAAGAATACACAGAAATGGCAGAAATGGTAAGAGATAAAGATAAGTTGATGGATCTAAAAGAAAAACATAAGCAAGAGAAAACAAGAAATATTAGTAAATATTTTAAAGTTGACAGATAGATACAAAAGAAAGGATTGATGTATATGGGTGTAATAATAGGATTTGTTATAGGAATGATAACAATGTTATTGTTGAAAATAAATAGTGATAACTACTACGAAAAACGAGCTAAAGAGTTAGAAGATGAAATTGCAATGATGAATTGGTTAGAAGTTAAAAATAAATAAGGAGGAATTGCAATGAGCGAGGAAGAAAAGATAATATTTGAATATTTCAAAACTAAACATTTTAATTATATTCCTGTACTTTCAAACATGATTGAAAACCAACAGAAAGAAATGGAAAATTTAAAAGAAATAGAAAAATCACACAAAGAAGAAAATGGAAAGCTAAGAGTAGAGTTAGAGCAAGAAAAAGAAAAGAATAAAGAATATGAAAAACAATTAGATTTAGATTATGTTGAGAAAAATTATATCAGCAAAGACAAAATAAAAGAAATAGTAGATGAGCATATTCCAAAACAACCCAATATTATTACAGGAGAAATGGAATATACACCAAATACAAATGCAAATAGCTTTTTAGTGCAAGATATTTTGAAATTATTGGAGGAGAAATAAAATGTGTGAATATTTATTTGAAAAACATTATAAGCACGATTATGATACAAACACAAACCGAAAATTGTTTAATAGTGTTGATGATTTATTAGATTATATGAAAACTGAGGTAGAATGTTTATTTAATGGTGGATTTTCAAGTGCTGAAATTAGATTATATAGAATAAAAGTAGAAGAAAGTTAGGAGGGTATAAATGGAATTAGAAGAAGCTATTGAAATATTAAAAAGTTACGAAAATAAATTAGTTTATGAAATAAGTGAAAAAGATAAAGAGGCAGTGACAGTAGTATTAAACCACTTAACAAAGCAAGAAAAGAGAATATCAGATTTAGAATTTGCTTTAATGGATATGGTATTGCAATTCGCAGATGAAAGTAAAGATAGCATGAACACTATGGGATTAAGTGCATTAGAAACAGCTTTTAGTGAATTAGATTTTGACAATCCTATGCCAATAAAGAAAGTTCATGAGCAATATAAAAAATTGGCAAAACAATATTTTGAAGAGAAAGCAGAGGAATAAGTATAGATGCAAGAAATTTGGAAAGATATACCTAATTATGAAGGATTTTATCAAGTAAGCAATCTAGGCAGAGTAAAATCTTTAGCAAGAGAAATTCTTGGAAAAAGAAATAGAAAAGTAAAAGAAAAAATAATAGACTTGGTACAAGTAGGAGATATAGTTTTATACAATATAAATTGCAAAATGACAGATATAGAAATAGTTAAAGAGCATATTGATGCAAGAACACAAAAAAAGACATTAAGAGTAGGATTATGGTCATTGAAACAAGTTAAAATCAAGGGAATTTTAACAAAAGAACAATTTGATTTCGGTAAATATATAGTAGGAGATGAGAGTAATGTTAAAGATTAAAGAAGAAGTAGATTTAAAAGAGTTAGAAAGATTTGGGTTTGTATATGAAACTGATGAAGATGAAGAATATTGGTGTAAGTATTTAAGTGATAATGAGCATAAATTATTTATTTATGAAGATGATAGAAAAATATTACAAGGTAAATTTCAATTAATATATGGATTTGCAATGGTAGATTTAGATGAAAAATGGATACAAGATATAATTCAAGCAGGATTAGTCGAGAAAGTTGAGGGATAGAAGATGAAAACAATATATAAAATAATAGCCCTACTAGTATGGTGTGGGATAGCAGCATTTATTTGGTACCTAATTTCTTTAATTCCAGGGACAATTGGAAAAATAATTTTTGTAACATATGGTATAGTGGCATATGGATTAACCCTTATGTTTGCACTTGGACTTGGCATAGGTTGGGATTAGAAGATTTTAAAGTATCAGAAGGAGGTATATATGGAAAATAAAACTTTTTATAATATTCAGGAAGAAAAATATAAAAAGAATATGAAAATTGAGAAAGTAAAAATAGTCCAAAATTGGAACTTTTATAAATTAAAAATAAAAATAAAAGACAATAATAGAGCAATAAAAAAACATACATTAACTAATTATTTCATAACTGCACCAACTGAAGAAGAATTAGATAGAAGAGTCAAAAATGAACTTCAATACTATGTATATTCAAGAATCAAAAATAAATGTGCAGATTATGTTGTAAAAAAATATAATGAAAAACTATTAGAGAAAGAAGGTAAATAAATGAATAAGAAGATAAAAGAAGTTTGGAGTGATATTGATGGCTATGAAGGATTATATCAGATTAGTAATTATGGAAGAGTAAAATCTTTAAAAAGAAAAACATATAGAGAAAACAGATATGGACATACTTTTCTTAATCATAATGAAAAGATATTAAAAAATAATACGAGAAAAGATGGTTATGTAAATACAACATTATATAAAGATGGAAAAGCTAAAAGTTATGCAATACATAGGCTAGTTGCACAACATTTTGTCATAAATCCTAATAACTATAAAGAAATAAACCATAAAGACGAAAACAAAACTAATAATTTTGCCGGCAATCTTGAATGGTGTACTAGAACTTATAATAACAGATACAGTAAAAGCAAAAAAGTAAATCAATATGATTTAAAAGGAAATTATATAAAGACTTGGGATAGTATAAAAGAGGCTGCTGAAGCTAATAATGCAATTCTAGGAAATATAAGCAATTGTTGTAAGGAAAAAGCGAAGAAAACAGCAGGATATATTTGGAGATATGCTAGTTAAAGCAGTAAAACAATTAGATAAGAAAATAAATAAGGAGGATTAGCCTTATGGACAAGTTATCAGAAGAAGAGTTAAAAGCAATTTGGAATTTGACACGACAAGGTGTAGATTTAGAAGAACTTGAAAAAGTCGTTGGAGAAATACAGGAAATATTAAAACCAGTATTTAAACTTTACACAAAGAATATACAAACATATTTAAAATATAAAAAATAGGGAGGATAAGTCTATGGATAAATACAAAAGATTTGATAAATATTTTCAATATAGTTACTTTAATGAGATAAACGAAAAAGTGGGAGTATTTAGTAATGATATTTCTAAAGATATATTAAGAGAGGCTAAAAATATTTTTGATGTGATAGAATACGATGAAATAAAAGAAAAAAAACTAAAAAAACATAAAAATTATTAAAATTTTTTCAAAAAAAGTGCAAAATTAAAAAAACAATGATATAATATATTTAGCATTTAATATCTGGCAAATAATGATACTAGATAAGTTATTCATAAAACCTCTTAAAAATTTATATAAACTATGCAAGAGCCGATTCTAGTTAAGGCTAAATATATTGGAGATAGTGTAAAAGTAGCACTCCAGGGCAGGTTATTTATAAAATATATAAATGTACGCTTTGGCAGAATAAAGGGTGCAATTCCCCTTCTCCGATGCCAAGTGTCTATATTGACACTCATACCGAACCTTAAAAAGTGAACAGATGTATACAGATGTGAACAGTTAAGGTAAATACTACCGATAAGGTAGTATGAAATAATATAGCTCGTCAGACAGCGACTGACATTGCTACTCGGAGGCAATACTATTAATAATGCTCCTAGGTAAAGGATTATTAACTAAAGATTGCAATGTGAAAATGAGATAATTAACAGCTTTTAGTCGACAAGAAAATTATCTAGCGTAAAGTGCAGTAAACTATATTATTTCATAGTGCTTTATCATAAATAATATGTAGTGGTGGAATAGGTAGACACTCTTAAAACCACCCTCCATTGGTTGTCGGAGGAGAGAGAAGGAAAGCTGTTGGTGGTTAACTGAAGGCTTTTATGTTAGGTGCAAATCCTAACCTACATATAAAAACAAAAAGGAGGATTAAATATGTTTAATTTAGGTAGATTTATATTATTTATAATATGGTTACTAGATATATTTAATCTTCCTTTTATGCAATGTTTAGATAATGAGTTGCCAATAAATACAATAGCTTGGATTATTATATGGATTTTAGCAAATACAAATATAACTATAAAAAAAGAATAGAAGGGAAACAACATGGACAATTTAAAAATAGAATCTGTAAATATTGACGATATTAAACCATATAAAAACAATGCAAAAAGACATCCTAAAAAGCAAATAGAGCAAATAAAAAAATCAATAGAAGATTTTGGTTTCAATGACCCAATAGCAATAGATGAAAATAATACAATAATAGAACGGTCATGATCGCTATGAAGCATTAAAGCAATTAAATTATAAAGAAGTACCTTGCATTAGACTTGACCATTTAACAGATGAAGAAAGAAAAGCATATACATTAGCACACAATAAATTAACAATGAACTCAGACTTTGATTTAGATATTTTAAACGATGAATTAGATGATATATTAAATATAGATATGTCAGACTTTGGATTTGATTTAGATTTAGAAGATGAATTTGATGAAGAAAATCTCGAAGATGAAAGACAAAAAGAAAAAGTAAATGTATCAATAGTGTTAAATAGTTATAATGATTATGAAATGATAAAGGAGAGAATAGAAAACTTGACAGATGAAGTCAATGGAAATCTATCAATAAAAATGATATGAAACTAACAAAGGCAAATAGTAAAGCAATAAAATATGCTTGTAAAAATTTTCATTATTCACAAAGTGTTCCAACAGTACAATATGCTTATAATGTTTATAATGATAAAGATGAATGGTGTGGAGTTATATTGTTTGGTGGTGGAGCTAATAATAATTTAGCAAAGTCTTTTAATTTAAGAAACGGCGAAGTATTAGAGCTTGAAAGAGTGGCTTTAAATGGAAAACAAGAACAAACAAGCAAAGCTGTAAGTATAGCATTAAGATTATTACATAAAGAAAATCCAATAGTAAAATTAGTTGTTAGTTATGCAGACCACAGACAAAAGCATTTAGGAATAATTTATCAAGCTACAAACTGGATTTATTTAGGAATGACAAAAACAAGTGACTTTCAATATTTTTACAATGGCAAATGGACACACGAAAGAACAATTAATAGTAAAAGTAATAAAGATGAATTAAAAGCAACATTGCAAAAAAGACAAAATTCAAACAAATTTAAGTATGTATATTGTTTTGATAAAGAACTAAAAGAAAAATATAATGCAATAAAAAAAGAATATCCAAGCAAAGAAGATTTAACAGATAAAGATGCGTGATTAGTTTAATAGTAGAACACTTTATAAACCTATAAAGAGATAAAGGTGCAATTCCTATTATCACGCTCCAATATTTTAAGATAAAAAGGAAGTGATATAGTGGCTAATAACGAAGAAAATCTCGTATCCCTTGCAGATAGAACAACGGAAGAACAACGAGCAATAGCGAAAAAAGGTGGCATTGCTAGTGGCGAAGCTAGAAGACAAAAAGCCACTATGAAAAAAACACTTGAAATGTTACTAGAAGAAGAAAACAAAAAGAGTGGTAAAACATACAGAGAACTAGCAACATTAGGGCTGATTCAAGGAGCAGTAAAAGGCAAAAGTGATAATTACAGACTAATACTTGAAATAATGGGAGAACTTAACGAAAAAGATAATAGCAATAACAATGGCATATTAGAGAACTTATTAGGAGCATTAAATAAAGCAAAGGAAGATAAACAATGAGTAAATCATTAAAAGAAATGTTAAATCCAAAGCAAATAGATTTTATGCTATATGATGACAATAGAATAAACTTATTAACAGGAAGTGTAAGAAGTGGAAAGACTTATGTATCATTGTTAAAATGGGCTATATTTGTCGGAAGTATGCCAGAGAATAGTGAGTTCTTAATGACAGGTAAAACAATAACATCACTAAAAAGAAACTGTCTAGGATTATTACAAGAATTAGTTGGAGATAATTTTAAATATAGTATTAGTCAAAAGAGTGGTACATTGTTTGGCAGAAGAATATGGCTAGAAGGTGCTAATGATGATCGTGCTGAAAGCAAAATAAGAGGTATGACATTATCAGGAGCTTATGTTGATGAGTTAACACAAATACCAGAAGACTTTTACAGAATGCTATTATCAAGATTAAGTATGAAAGGTGCTAAACTATATGCAACAACAAATCCTGATACACCAACGCATTGGGTTAAGGTTGATATTATAGACAATGAAGAAATAGACAAGAAAATATGGCATTTTACATTTGATGACAATGAAATATTAAAAGCAGAAAATCAAGAGTATTTTGACAATTTAAAAGCAGAATATCAGTCAATGGGAGAAGTATATTATCAAAGGTTTATACTAGGCTTATGGGTACTTGCAGAAGGATTAATATACAAGCAATTTGCTAACAATAGTGAAATGTTTATAAGAGATGAGGCAAAAGATGAAAATGGTAACAAGATAAACTTTTTAATAGTTAGCATTGGTATAGATTACGGAGCAAGCCAGTCAAAGACAACATTTAAAGCAACAGGAATAACACCATTATTTAAACAAGTATGGACAATAGATGAAATGACATTAGTTGGAGTACATACACCAGAAGACATATACAAGCGATTTGAAGAATTTTATAAAAGAATAGTTGATAGATATGGTAAAGTAACACACGCATACGGAGATTATGGAGCATTAGGCGAAGTGTTAACATATGGACTTAACAGATATTTACAACAGCATGGAATACCATTAAAAGTAGATGACTGCATTAAAGGACAGATAATTGATAGAATAGAGCTGGATTTGCATTTAATGGCACAAAAAAGGCGTTTTATATTAAAGGAATGTAATTATATGGTTGAAGCATATAAAGGGGCTGTATGGGAAGATGGAAAAGAAAATGTAAGACTCGACGATGGTACTTCAGATATAGATTCATTAGATGCATTTGAATATAGCGTTTTTCCGTTTTATGACAAATTAATGTTTAACATAAAATAAAAAACACAGATTATGGTAAACAAAATAAAAAACATTGATAAATCAATACTCACATAAAATTAAGCAAAAGAGAAATGATAAAAAAACACGGCAAAACACTTTTTGAAAGGGGAATTATGTAAATGAAATTAGAAAAATTTTTACAAGACAATTATGGATATAATCCAGATGTAAAAGATTTAATTAAAAGTTATATTAAGCAATGGAAGAGTTGGTATCAAGGCAATGTTAAATCTTTTCATAACTATTACATATACAATGGGCAGAAGAAAGTAAATAAACAAAGATACACACTTAATATGGCAAAAGAAATAAGTGAAGACTGGGCAGATATTCTTTGGAGTGAAAAATGCAAAGTATCTTTAAAGAATGAAAAGACACAACAAGACTTTGATGAATTGCTAGATATATTAGATATTAATACAGTTATAAATCAAACAATAGAAAAGTCTGGAGCATTAGGAACAAGTGCAGTAGTAGTTTCTGCTTATGATATTATTAAAAATGAAGATGGAATGACATTAGATGTAAGCAATGCTAAAACAAGAATAAACATAGTAGACATTGACTGGATATATCCATTAAGCTGGAATAATGCAGAAATAACAGAGTGTGCATTTGGAAGTGTTGAATATATAGAAGGACAAAAATATGTAGTTTTATCAGTACACAAATTAGCAGATAATGGAAACTATGCAATATATAACCATTTATTTAAAGAAACAAATGGGAATTTAACAGAAATAGAACAAGAAGACACAGAAGAAGCATTTGATACAATGTCAAACATAAAATGGTTTGCAGTATTTAAGCCATTATTAACAAATAACTTATTTAACAATAGCCCATTTGGAATACCACATTATGCAAATGCAATTGATGTATTAAAGACAGTTGACATTGATTTTGATGCTTTCAAAAATGAAGTTAAAGATGGCAGAAGAAGAACATTTGCAAGAGCAGAGATGTTTAATTACGATGATGGAGAACAAAAGCTAACATTTGACCCCAATGATACAGATATTTATATGTTACCTAAAGGAGCTAACAAAGAGGATTTAATACAACAAGACAACGACAATTTAAGAACAAGCGATCAGATAAATGCAATAAATACATCATTAAATATATTAGGTTCTAAAGTTGGATTTGGAGAAAATCATTATCATTTTGATGGAACTAATTTGTCAACAGCAACAGCAGTAATTTCAAGTAATAGCAAAATGGCTCGTAGAATGAAAAAATTACAAATAGGATATGAAAGTGCTATATATGATTTAATAAAGGCTATATGTTATGTTTCAACACAATTTGGAGCATATAATATAAATACAGATGATATGGTTATTCAATTTGACGATTCAATAGTAGAAGACAAAGAAGCAGAAAGCATAAGAGCATTAAGAGAATACAACGCAGGATTAATAAGTGCAGTTGAATACAGACAAAGAATTTTTGGAGAAACAAAAGAGGTTGCAGAAGAAAAAATAAGAGAAATACAAGAGCTAGAACCAGAAACAGAAGAACTTGTAAAAGAATAGAGGTGTAACAGGTGTTAAGTGAAGATGTAAAAGAAAAAATGGCGGAATATCTTGTTGATCGAGTTGAAGAACTAAATGCAACTATTTTAGAAGAAATTGGCAATACATTAAGATATATGGGTACACTAACACCTAGCCAAGCCTATAAGATTATACAGGATTTAAAATATGGTGGAAGTTACCAAAAGATTATTAAGAAACTAGCAGAAGTAAGTAAACTAAATGAAAAAGAAATATATAAAATATTTGAAGAAATTGCAAAAGATGACCAAAACTTTGCAAAACAATTTTACAAGTTCAGAGAAATTGATTTTATACCATATAATAGAAATAAAGAACTGCGAGACCAAGTAAAAGCAATTGCTAAAATAACAGCTGACCAGTATGTAAACTTAATGAAAACAAGTGCATTTATGACAATAGAAAAAGGTGTAAAAGTATATACACCAATTTCAAAAATATATCAAAAAACATTAGATAAAGCAGTATTAGAAATAGAACAAGGAAAAGAAAGTTATCAACAAGCAATTAATAAAGCAATGCAAGAGTTAGCTGAAAGTGGCATACAAACAGTTGATTATGCAAGTGGTTATCATAAAAGACTAGATAGTGCAGTAAGAATGAATGTATTAGATGGTATGCGAGACTTGTCAAACACCTTACAACAACAATTTGGCGAAGAGTATAAGGCAGATGGAGTTGAAATATCAGTACACGAACACCCTGCACCAGACCACGCAGATATACAAGGACATCAATACAGCAATGAAGAGTATGAAAAGTTAAACGATAGTTTAGAAAGACCGATAAGCACTATGAACTGTTACCACTATATATTTAGTATTGTTTTAGGTGTAAGTAAGCCAGAATATAGTCAAAAGCAATTAGATGAAATAAATAAAAAAAATACTGATGGATTTAATTTTGAAGGAAAACATTATACTTTATATGAAGGCACACAATTACAAAGACAAATTGAAACTAAAATAAGAAAGCTGAAAGATAAACATATTGGAGCAGTTGCAGTTGGAGATATAGATGAAGCTGGAAATTGTCAAAGAAAAATAAGACAGTTGTCAAGTAAATACAATCAATTAGCAAAAGCAAGTGGTTTATCTACTAAATATGACAGAACTTTAGTAAAAGGATATAAAGAAATTAAAAATATGATATAAAAAGAAAGGGGGGAATATAAATGAAAAATTACGAAGTTAAAGCAATAATTAATTTTAATGACATTGAAGAAAATGACACATACAGAGCAATAGGAACAACATGGAAATGTACAAAAGAAAGATACGAATATTTAAAAAGCAAAAACGCAGTTGATTTAGTAAGCATAGATGAAGAAACAATAGAAGCTGAAGTAACAGCAGAAACTGAAGAAACAACAGAAGAAAAACCAAAAAGAAAAAGAACTAAAAAAGCTATTGAAAATGAAAAATAGTTATGATAAAATTTAATTAAGGAGAGTTGTTATGGAGATTAAGTGTAATTGTGGCAAACTCCTTGCAAAATTTGCAAATGATAAATTATATTTATATTGCAAAAGATGTAAAGAAGAAATAGAAATTGATATAAAAAAATTATATAAAGCAGAGCCTAAGAGCCAAGAGTAAAATCTAGGCTCTTTTTGCTTTGTATAATTTATTATATAAAAGGTTAACGCACCTAAAAAGCGGAATATCAAGCCTAACTTAATGGCTATAGAAGAAAAGGAGAAAGTGTTATGGAAGATAACAAAGACATTGTTGTAAACAATGGAGAAACAGGAGATGTTAAACCTGCAAAAACATACACAGAACAAGAATTACAAGAAAAAGTACAAAGTAGTTTTAATGCTGGTGTAAAGAAAGCTAGCACTGACTGGCAAAAAGATGAAAAGTACAAGGAATTTTTGGACTGGAAAAAACAAAATCAAAACGATAGTGACAGGATAAACGAATTAACAAACACTAATGCAAGTTTATCGAACGAAATTATGAAATTAAAAGCACAGATTGAAGTTGACAGTACAGATGTCAAAAAAGAGTTTAGTAAATTTGTAACAAGTGAAGTTATGAGTTTAGTTAATGACACTACGGACTTTAAGACAGCTTTGAAAGAATACAAAAAAGACAATCCTCAATATTTTGGAGAAGTACAAATCAAAAAAGTACAAACTTCAAGAAATTTAGCAGGAGGAACACAACCTCAAACAACAAATAGCATTATGAATGATATTATAAGAGGTGCAAGAAATTAAAAATAAAAAGGAGAGATGAAAAATGGCAATGATAACTAGAGCAGACGCAGATTCTGTAATTGAAACACAAGTAGCCAACGAGATTTTCGAGGGTGTAGTAAAAGAATCAAAAGCTTTGTCAATGTTTAAAAGATTACCAAACATGACAAGCGACAAAACAAAAATAAGAGTATTAGATACTTTACCAGTAGCATACTTTGTTGATGAATCAACAAACAATGGTAGAAAAAACACAACTAAATTAGCATGGAATAATAAATTTATCAATGCTGCAGAATTAGCAGTAATTGTACCAATCAAGGAGAATGTATTAAATGATGCATCAATTGATATTTGGGCAGAAGTTAAACCAAGAATTATAGAAGCATTTGGAAAGAAAATAGATAATGCAATGTTCTTTGGTGTTGACAAACCAGCAGATTGGAGAGACGGTTTAGTTCCATCTGTAATATCTGCAGGTGCAGAAGTAACTGAAACAGGAAAACTTTATTCAGACATCAACGATGTTATGACAAAAGTTGAAGAATCAGGATATGAAGTTAATGGACTATTAGGTGGAGTTGGACTAAAAGGAAAATTCAGAATGATGACTGATACAACAGGACAACCATTAAACACAACTGAAATTGGTTCAATAGCAAGAAATTTTATGGACAATGGTGTATGGGATAAAACAAAATCAACATTAATTGCTGGAGATTTCTCACAAGCTGTATATGCTATAAGACAAGATGTAACATATAAAATCTTAGACCAAGCTGTAATTCAAGACCCATCAGATGGTTCAATATTATACAATTTAGCACAAGATGATATGGTTGCATTAAGAGTTGTAATGAGATTAGGTTGGGAAATTCCAAACCCAGTAAATGCAGAAAACGAAACAGCAACAAGATTCCCATTCGCAAGTTTAAAACCTGTAAATTTATAGTAGAGGAGGCACTTTTATAAATGAATTTTACTAATCAATATTTAAGTTATACTGAATATAAAGAGTTAGGAGGTACATTAGAAGAAGTGCCTTTTAACGAATTGGAATTTGAATGCAGAAAAATAATTGATTCAAGAACACAAAACAGATTACATTCTGCAGATGAAATACCAGACGAAGTAAAAATGTGTGAGTTTAAGATGATCAATAATATAGTAAGATATAACGAATCAAAAGAACAAGCACAAAGTGGTGTAAAAAGTGAAAACATAGACGGATATTCTGTAACATATTTAACAAGCAGTGAAATACAACAACTAATTACAAGTCAAATAGCAGATATGCAAGAATTAATTTCTACATACTTATTTGGTGTTATAGTTAACAATGAACATATTTTGTATTGTGGGGTGGTATAAATGATAACAAATACACCTGTAACAGTCTATCACAAAAGCATAGATGTGGTTACAAGATTTGAAAAGTGGACACGATACAATTATGAAAATTGTTGGTGGTTTGGAGGAAAAGGTGCAAGAGTTAATAAAGGCTATGACAACGCAAATGATGTTGATGTGAGAATACCTTTTAAAAAGAACGAGAATGCAATTACAGGCATTTTTGAAATACGGAGACATAATTTGCAAGGGTAACATAGAAACAGATATTACAAAGCAATCTGACCTTGCAGAATCATACAATATAACATCAATAACCACAAGTAATTTTGGGAATGAACCTCACATACATTTAGGGGGTAAATAATATGCCTTTAAAGCCAATTAGCGAAATCAAAGTACGATTAGGGATAAATCCTGACGGAGAAACACAAGCATTTTTAACGAATACTTGCTATAAGCACATGGATAAGTATGTGCCAAAAGATAGTGGAGCATTAAGGCAAAAAGTAAGATTAACCAAGAAGACTATTACATATAAAAGCCCTTATGCACATTATATGTATATAGGAAAAACAATGCGGACCAAATATTCCGATTAAAGATGAAAGTGGAAATATAGTAAGATGGTTCTCTTTAAGAGGTGTTGCTAAACAGTACACAGGTTCAAATTTACACTACCGAACGGGTGGTGCATATTGGGACAAAAAAATGGTAAGTGCTGAAATTGACGATGTATGTAAAGAGGTAGAAGATTTTATAAGGAGTAGAAAATAATGGGAGATATAAAAAGTAATGTCGTTGTTGTAAATGATTTAAGAGTTGAAAAGTTAAGAGAATATTTAATGCAGATTATAGATGGCATCTTAACAGATACTAATTATCAAATAAATGCAAATATGCTTTCAGCAGATGTAAACAATTATTCATTGGATAAAATTCCTGTATCTTCAGTAGTTGAAAAATGGGTAATAGGTTACGAAATACATAAAGATGTTTTTGCTTTTCGTAGCAGAAACAATTATTCACAAGATACAATAGATAATTTATTAAATGTGGGATTTTTTGAAGTTTTTGAAAACATTATAAAAAATAATAATGAAAATAAAGTATTGCCTGATATACAAGGAATACAAAGTATACAATGCTTAAATTGTGGAAGCATGAATTATGCAGACACAAATACAGCTGAGTTTGAAATACAAATACAAATTGAATATATGGAAGTATAAAAGGAGGTTAGAATATGAGTTTAGCAGAAATACCAGCAAACATTGAGAAAATAAAAAGAAGTCAATTCTTAACATACATAGACACAACACCAACAGCAACACCAACATATGCAATTTTAGGTGTAGGAATTGATGAATATGCAACAGAATATAATCCTCAAGTAGAAACAGAAAAATGGATTATAGAAGACAATGCAAGAAACGACCACACATCAAATCAAAAACAAGGTTCTGTAACACAAAAATGTTTTAAAAATGACCCTTGCTTTGAGTTCATTGCACAAGGAAGAGACAAATTAAATTATGTAACAAAAATATTAGACATAGACACATGGGGAGGAACAGCAGGTGCTTATCCAGCTAAATTAAGCAATGGCTTAATAGCAGTTACAAGTTATTCAGGAGAGGAAATTGAATATGATTTATATTATAATGGAGACCCTGTTGAAGGAACTGTATCAATAGCAGATGGAACACCAACATTCACACCAAATGTATAGAACCTACAAGAGGTTAGAGGAGCATAAAGACCTCTAGCCTTTTATTTATATTAAAGGAGGAATAAAAAATTATGGAAGCAGAAGTAAATATTACTAAAAGCGATAATGTTATTCAATTAAAAAACGATGATATATTAAGATTAAAAATAGTAGATACAGAAGGAAATTATACAGGAAATCAATTAGAGTTTGATTTGTCTGATATAGAGTTGCCATTAACATATCAAAAAATAGTAGAAGAAGATAAAAGAAACAGAGCATATCTAAAAAATCAATTTACTATTATAGACAAAAAAGAAGACCATAAAGGCAAAAAATTATTAAGTTCTAATGAAGAAGCAAAAATAAAAGCAATGGCGGAGTTCTTTAAAAAAGAAAAAGAAATATACAATATGTTTTTAGGAGAAAACGGAGTAGAGAAATTGTTAAATGGAAGAAAATTAACATTAAACACATTGGCTGAAATTGATGAAATAATTGAAAAGACTATATTACCTAAAATGGAAATTAATGCAAAAAGTGTTAAAGATAAAATTATGTCAAAATATTCTATAAAAGAGAATAAAAGAGATGATGTAATTGAATAAACCTGAATATGTTAAAGTTGATGACAAGCTATATAAAATAAATACTGATTTTAGAGTAGCAATTGAGTGTAATAAAATAGCAACGGATAAAAAAATAGGAGATTATGAACGAGCATTAGCAATAATTTATAAGCTATTTGGAGAAGATGGTCTAGATTGCACGAAAATGAGCAAATTAATTGAATTAGGACTTAAATATATAAGTATGTTAAATGATTTTAAAAATGACTTAAAAGACGATTTAAAAGGAAGTTTTGAATTGGATATGTCAAAATGTCAAGGGTTAATAAGTAGCAGTTTTAAATTTGATTATGGATACGATCCGTACGAACTAGATTATTTACATTGGTATGATTTTTATAACGATTTATCAAATTTAAGTACAAGTGAATTTGGAAATTGCTGTGTATTAAATCGTATAATAAGCATTTTAAATCAAGAACCTAAAAAAATAAAAGAAAATAAAGAAAGACAAAAATTAATAGAGACGCAAAGAATGCTAAAAGCAAAATATTGTGTATCTAATGAAAAAGAAATGACAAAAGAACAAGAAGAAAGTGCAGAAAAATTTTATGAATTATTAGGAATTAATAATTAGAAAGGAGGCAGAATGGCAATGGCAACAGATGGCTCTATAGTAATAGGCACAGAATTAAGTACAAATAAATTTGATAAACAAGCTTCTGAATTAGATAATAAGATAAAAAAAGAAGAACAAAAGAAAATAATTATTGAAGCAAAAATGCAGTTACAAGAACAAGATTTGGAAGAAGCAATAAGAAAAACAGATGAATTAGCAGAAGCATACCAAAATTTAAAAAGTTTAAAAGAAAAAACAGCTGCAGGAAATATGACACCTGGGGATTTTGAAGCAATGCAATCATTACAGAATCAATATGGTACATTAGAAAAAATAGATGGATTGTTTCAAAAATCATTATCAAAACAAGATGCCTTGCAGTTGAAAGTACAAGAAACAAAAAACAAATATGAATCCATAAACAATGAAATAGATAAATATAAACAAAAGTTAGCAGGAATTAATATACAAAAGCAAAAAGCAGAAGTTGACCAGTTAAAAGGTTCTATTGACAAAGTTGGAAGTTCATTTTCAGGAGCAGTAAAAAAAGCAGGTAAATTGGCACTAGCAATATTTGGTATAAGAGGTGCATATATGTTATTAAAAAGGGCATCAAGTGAGCTTTCTGGTTATGATGAACAATACGCAACTAATTTAGAATATATTAGGTATGTTTTGACACAGGCAATAGCACCAGTCCTAAAATATATAGTCAATTTAGCAATGCAATTATTAAGCTGGATTAATGCAATATTGCAGGCATGGTTTGGTATAAACTTATTTGCAAATGGAAGTGTAGAATCATTTCAAAAAATGAAAAAAGGTGCAAGTGGAGTTGGAAAAGCAGTAAAAGAAATTAAAAAGCAATTACTTGGATTTGATGAAGTAAATATGTTAACAGACCAAAGCGACACAGGTACAAGTGCAGGTGCAGGTGGCGTTGGAGCAATGCCTGAAATTGATTTAAGTGCATGGCAAGGTAAAGTACCAGATTGGTTGCAATGGATTATTGACCACAAGGACGAAATTTTAGCAATATTAGCAGGAATAGCAACAGGGTTAACATTGATTAAATTTGGTATGTCTGGAATAAAGGCATTAGGATTTGGATTGATAATTACAGGAATAGTATTAGCAGTGCAAGGGTTATTAGATTATTTAAAAGAACCAACTTGGGAAAATTTTGGAAAAATTATAGCAGGAATAGGATTGGCTATACTTGGGCTTGGAATTGTAATTAATTCAGTACCAGTTGCAATAGCAGGAGCAGTTATTTTAATTGTTGGGATAATAGTAAAATATTGGGACAAAATAAAAGAAAAATTAGAAGGAGCTGCTGATTGGTTTCACGGTAAAATGGAAGATTTGCAAGGATTCGTAAGTGGGAAATTAGAATGGTTACCACAAAAATTTGGCAAAACTGGAGAAAAAATTAAAAATGGAATTGAAATAACAATAAAAGGAGCAACAACATTTTTAGAAGAATTGTTTAGAACATGCATACGAATTTTTGACAACATTTTTGGTGGAGCAAAAGATGTATTAGATGGAATTATAAGAATGTTTAAAGGA